AGCAACGGGTGAAGCGCTCATTACAGCGGCAAACGCCGCGGCGGCGCGCGGTGCCATTAGCGCCGCGGCGGCTGATAGAGGTACGCCAGTTGGTGTCGTGATGGCTTACGCCGGATCGACAGCGCCGGCAGGATGGCTTTTGTGCGCTGGTCAATCAGTAAGCAGGGCGACATACGCAGACTTGTTCGGGATTCTGCAAACGACTTACGGTTCTGTTGACGGAAACTCGTTCAACCTACCAGACCTTCGCGGGCGTTCCGTTTTCGGTAAGGACAATATGGGAGGAACCGCAGCGGGGCGTATTACTAACGCGGTGTCCGGTGTTGATGGTTTGGTGGTTGGCGCGGCGGGCGGCTCTCAGTCGTCTGGTAACACCACACTGACCGTAGACCAGATGCCGAGCCATACGCACAGCGGTACAGCTTCTTCGGGCGGCGACCACTCTCACTGGACATGGAACGGTGATCAGGTTGGCCCCGGCAACAATCTAGATAATGGCGGTCGTAGGTATCCAGTTCGCTCGCTCGCTGGCGGCGGTTTTGACGAAAAATACGTCATTCAAGGTAACGGAACTCCGCCGTCAATCGGTGAGTCTAGCGTAAGCGGCGCGCACAGCCACACAGTAAATATAAACGCTATTGGTGGCGGTCAGCCGCACAACCACACGGCTATGCCGCCTACCATGATCCTTAACTACATCATCAAAACCTGAAAGGAATTTTCAGATGGCTTCTCGTTCTCAACGCGCCGTTCGTTTCCGTGAGGGTTACGACGGAGCGGGTGTTACCGCGTACCAGCGCGGCGAGCGCTCCCTTCGCACAAACATCTACCAACGCACTGAGGCGCTGAAGGTTGGTGGTAAGCCTCCGCCTGCAAACACGGTCGCGCCCGCCGTTACTGGCACCGCCACAGTCGGGCAGACCCTCACCACGACCAACGGCACATGGACTGGCGTTGCGACGCCGACCTACGCGCGGCAGTGGTTCCGTGGGAACCATCCAATCGCTGGCGCCACAGCCTTGACCTATGTGCTGCAAGCCGCAGACCAGGGTTATCACGTCTTCTGCCGCGTGACGGCGACTGACGCGAATGGGTCAGCCGTGGCGCCCTCCAATCTACGTGGTCCTATCGCGTAAGACTCTATCGAGAACCAAGAGTCATAGGAGGAAATAATGGAGCAACCCCGTACGGAATCTTGGCACCTAGACAAAAAAGTGCCTCTCGCGCTAATTCTTACTATGGCGGTGCAAACCGTTTGCGTGATCTGGTGGGCCGCTTCGCTTTCGACGCGGGTGGACCACCAAGAGCGCCAGATTGCGGGTTTGGTGTTGTCAGAGCAGCAGACCAAGCAGGAAGCGCGTCGGATCGGGGAGTGGTTATCGCGCGTGGACGAGCGTATCGCAGCCCAAACCGAAATGCTGCGGCGCCTGGAAGCGACGCTGACCAGAACACAGCCGAGCCAAGGAGGCAGGTGATATGAAAGCCAAGCAGACTCGTGGGTATAGAAACCACAACCCAGGCAACATTGACTGGAACCCCAAAAATAAGTGGCAAGGGCAGAACGGGATCGAGTTGACCGGCTCGCCGCCGCGTTTCGCCACTTTCCAGAGCCCCGAATACGGCATCCGCGCAATGGCGCTGCTGCTGACGACTTATCAGGACAGGCATAATCGCCGCACCATTCGGGCGATCATCACACGCTGGGCGCCGGGCAACGAGAACAACACCGATGCCTATGTATCAGCGGTGGCCCGTGCGATGGGGGTGCCGAGCGAGAGCCACATTCTTGACATGCACGATTACGCCGATCTGCGTCCGTTGATCGAGGCAATCATCACGCATGAACTGGGTGGCCAGCCATACCCCGCGTCTGTCATTGACGAGGGACTTCGCCTTGCCGGCGTGCCGAAGCCAGTAACGACGAGCGGGCAAGCCGCGCGCACGCAGACAGGCAAGGGAGCGATCACTGTCGCTGCTGCGGCTTCTGCGGCGGCTACGGCGGCTCCCGCGCTGCAAAGCCTCGGTTCACTGCCGCAATGGGTGGGTGTGGCGCTTGTCCTGGCTGTGGCCGCGGTTGCGGTGGCCTACGTCCTCTCTAAGCGAAAGAGGAACCAAAAGTGAGCGTGTTCATGGCCCTTGTCGGCGCCCGCGTGGCGAAATACATGGCGGCTGTGGGTGCTGTGCTTGGGTTGATCTTCGCTGTATGGGCCAAGGGCCGCAGCGACGGTTCAACCGCCGCGCGTACGCGGTCCACACAGAACGAATTAAAGGCAGCGAAGGAGCGAGCCGATGCGGATTCTAGGGCTGGTCGCGAGTCTGATCCTGCTGAGCGGTTGCGCCGAGACTGGTCGCGGAAATGAATGTGTTGCATGGCGACCGATTTTGGTCCATGGTGACGACCATCTGACGGTAGAGACTGCGAGAGTTATATTGGCGCACAATTTGACTGGTCGTAGACTCTGCGGTTGGTGAAAGGGCCAAACCCGATGGCAAAACCCCCTCTTGGTTCTGGTGAGCGGTTCAAGCAGTTGACCGCGAAACTCTCGCGCAAAGGGGTCGAAGACCCCAAAGCACTCGCAGCGTCCATTGGCCGGCAGAAGTACGGCAAGAAGCGCTTCCAAGAACTCGCAGCGAAAGGAAAGAAGTGATGGCGAAGAAACCGATGAAGCCCTGCAAAGGGTGCCCGACTCCGGCCAAGTGCGCGAAAGCCGGGAAGTGTTTGGGGTCTAAGTGATGGCGAAGACGCCGGCATGGACTCGCAAGGAAGGGAAGAATCCGGCTGGCGGGCTCAACGCCAAAGGCCGGGCGTCCTACAACCGCGCGAACCCTGGTAAGCCTGGGCTGAAGCCACCCCAACCCGAAGGCGGGCCGAGGCGGGATAGCTATTGCGCTAGGTCTGATGGCCAGCGCAAAATGCACAACATCAGTTGTTCCGAAACGCCGAATAAACCTATATGCAAAGCGCGACGGGTATGGAAGTGTTAAGGAGTCGATTATGGCAAACGTGAAGATTTCGCAGCTTCCCGCGGCGTCCGCCCTTGCTGGTAATACGCTGTTTGAAGTCGTTCAGAATGGCGTAAATAAAAAGGCGACGCTGAGCGACATTGAGACAGGGCTCACTGGGAAATCAAATGTCGGCCATACGCACGTCATCAACGACGTTGCCAATTTGCAGGCCGCGTTAGACGGGAAATCAAACGTCGGCCACACGCATGTCGCGGCTAACATTACGGACTCCACCACGGTCGGTAGGACGCTGCTGACCGCCGCCAATGTCGGTGTTCAGCGTACGGCGCTTTCTATCAACAACGTAGATAATACAAGCGACATAAACAAACCGATCTCCACCGCGCAGCAAACAGCGCTAAATGGTAAATCAGACATCGGCCACACACATACCGCGTCTGAGATCACGGATTTTACCGCGGCAGTAAACGCGGCGGTTCAGGCGGTGTCGCGCACCGTTTACGTGCAGGGGAATGGTATTGATTCGAACGATGGGTCATCTTTGACAAAGGCGGTGGCCACGCTAGAGCGCGCGATTCAACTCGCGACTGCCAGCGGCGTTCCGACGCTGATCGAAGTCTACCCAGGCACGTATGAGACGCAAGGTCATCTCGACCTGCCGGATAATTGCGTCATCCGGTCAGCACACCGTACGGCTGTGATCCGCCCTGAAGTTGGGTACGAGACTCGCAATGTCTTCCGTATGGGCTCTGGATGCTTCGTTGAGGGGTTTCTGATCGAGGACTTCCGCCTCGACAGCCTGACCGATCCGACTAGTGGCTTCGCCTTCAGCTTTCGTCCAGGCGCCGTGATCAACCGCGTGCCTTACGCCCATAAATGCGCCATCCGCACCGGGCGTACGTGGAGCGCCGTGGCGCCGCCGCTCGACCGCGACAACGGAAACCCCGCTGTTGGTCTTGGCGGCGGTGTGGTTCTGGCCGATGGATTGGTGTGCAGTCCCTACAGCCCGTTTCCCAACATCATGACTTGGGGCGCGACTCCCGTTACACACAACGGAATCGGGTACGTTGCCAAGAATGGGGGGCTCATCAACGCCGTGAACGCGGTTTCAATGTGGGCGCATATTCACTTCCTGGCTACGACCGGGGGGCAGATTATCCTATCGGCCTGTTCGACTCAGTTTGGTGATTATTCGATGGCCGCGAAGGGCTACCGCAACATCATAGTGCCGGCTGCTGTGGCGGGCACACCGTCTATACAGACCGCCGCCGCGAGCGCTGTAGCAGCGGCGCAGACCACCATCATCAACAATATGTGGACGGCGTTGGTATCGGGCGGGTACACGACGGGTTGGACGGCGCAGGACGAAACTTTCACTCGTTATGACGCCGCTCTTTTCCTGCAATGTATCCGGTGGGGCCTTGAGTACGCCACCGAAAAACCGATCCAAGATTTCGCTGCCGGCATGTTCAACACAGTAGGCGCGTCTGTGATTGACGCCCCGAAGTTCACGGCTTTTGTGTTCGCGTGGAACAATATGCGCGACCAGATCAATGCGCTCGGCATCGTCGCAGCAGCGCAGACCATGGTGACGAATATGACGGCGGCGGTTGTCAGCACGGTAAGCAGTCCTGTGACGCGCCGAGAGCCGAGCAAGATCACGGCGATTGGCCACACATGGACGGCGGTAATGGCGGGCGTTGCTCTGGCCCGCATCCCTCCGGCAAATAACGCCGCAACCATCCGCGACAGCATCCTCGAACAGAATGAGGGCGTGGTTGTCGCAAGTGGTCAGGACGACCAAGGCAACGCGATTTTCGTGGGTGGCTTGGAGATCAACGCCGATACTGGCGAGTTGGGTGGCCCGCCGTTTGATTCCGCAGTTCGCCGCGTAGCCACGCGCACAGCAATCGCAAGGAGCTTCTGATGCCCCGCATTACCTGTAAGACACCCGCAAGCGGCAAGCCGCTGAACATCACTTTGCTCAATGTTCCAACGGCTTTCACAACTATTGTCGATGCGCCTGATTTCTCTGTGCCTGATCCAAGTCAGTCGTTTGCGGCGCGCGATCCATTGGATGCTGCGCGGGCGATCCGCCCCGGCGAGATATTCTTGCTGACTCCTTTGGCCGTATACAACAAGACAGCAACGGCGCGATGGGTTGAGGTGCAGTTGGTGACTGAGGCAGGAACCACGGTCCTCTCGCCCGGTCGCGTCACGGTGCCAGCGAACGATACGGTCTACATCCCCGTGCAGGGGCGTAGCTTTACGAAGCGTGTTCCCGGTGGCGCCAACGGCGACCGACTCCAGATTCGTGCCGAGTCCGCAGCGGCGCTTGATGTATGGGGTAGCGCTGAAGAACGCCTTTCGGCTGAACATATCGGGGGGTAGTGTGATGACGGAAAAGTATGGTTCTGGACGCGCGCTGCTACTGGGGCATGGTATTCCGCAGGCAGTCCCGATCACACTCAATCCCGCCGTGTACGCTGGCGCGTTGGTCTATGGCACGGATGGCCGGCTGTACCAAAGCAACGGTACGGCGTGGGTGCTGAACATCGGGCGGCAGCTATACAACGCTGCTGCTCCCAACGCGACGGTGCCAGTCTTGCTCGTGGAGCCAGACGCGGCGCAGCGCACCGAAACAAATATCGACGTAGCGGTTTTGCCGCGTGGGACGGGCGCGCTGTTGGCGCAAGTACCAGATAATACGATTACGGGCGGTAACAAACGTGGTGAAAGAGCCGTCGATTTGCAGATGCGCCGCAGTATCGCGGCTCAAGTAGCTTCAGGTATCAGTGCTACTATATCTGGCGGTTGGAACAACACCGCTTCTGGTGAGCTTGCGACAATCGGTGGTGGACACAGCAACACCGCTTCTGGCAGCACCGCGACCGTTGGTGGTGGTTCCACTAACACCGCTTCTGGGTATGGAAGTACCGTCGCAGGTGGACAGACCAACACCGCTTCTGGTGAACG